GAATTTATCACCTAATATAACAGATTCAAATGCATCTCTATCACCTAATTTTACTGTTTTTGATTGTATTACTGTTCTAGGAGCATCAATATTAACATCATTAACAGCATTTAAATTAATACTATTTTTAGAACTCATTAAAATTGAATCTGATTTAGTATTAAATAATAACCTACCAGAATTTAAAATAATTTGTTCACCTGCAAATTTATCAGGTGATGTTGGAGCTGTTTTATATGAACTATAAGATTTACTTGAAACTTCAATAGGAATAGCTTGTGTAGAAGTCATGTATACAGAAGAACCTTGTTTATTAATATCTTCTACTTGTGGTATCCAAGCATCTTTACCATCATTATATTGTGAATTTCTTAATATTATTAAAGGATCACCATTATCACCTGTTCTAGACCATGGATTTAAAATTGGAGAATCATTAACAGTTGAACCAAATCTTAAACTTTGACCCCATCTACCTTCATAAAATATATCACCTTCAAATGGTTGTAGATTTTTTATATCTAACTTTTCTACAAATGTATTACCTAAATCAATTTCAGAACCACCATCAGTTACTCTTCTAACAGCACCTGCTTCAGTTTGTTCATAATCTTGCTGTTGAGATGGAGGTAAAGAATTACCATTTATTGGATCTGGTATAGCATTATGATGAACACTATTCCATATATTTACAGGTTGGAAATAATAAAATGAAACATCATTGACATCTCCTTGAATATCACTATTAGGAAGAGGTAATATATAAACTATTTCATTCTCTAAAGGAAATATTTTGTTGTTTGGAAATAATGGTTTAGCAAAATTATCTGTAGTAAAATTTTTAGCTGGGTTTGGATTATTTAATTTTGAGAAAAATAAAGATCCAATTGAAGACCATTCTCCAAATTCTTTAAATACAGTTGGCTCAGTCTTATCATCTAAGATAGTATATCTAACCCTAGCTCCAAATACCCCTGATAGGGAGGATTTAATAGAAGGTGTTGATTGTAATGAAGAAAGACCTGTTACCTGCTTAGCCATTATTTATTATCATTTGGTTTTATTTGCAAATCTTCCATTGCTTGGATAAGTTGTTCTTTTTCATCATCAGTTATACCAAAACTTCCATCATCTTTTTGACCTGAATTTAATACACGTTGAACGATAGTAGCCATTTTAATTAACTGCTCATCATTTTTTACACCAATTTCCATGTATTCTTTTATTAAAGGAACGATAAGTGTAGCATCACCAATTTCATTAATTAATGGTTTTAACTCTGAGATTAGAGCTGTTACTTGTACGTCTTTTTTCTTTTGATTATTGTAAATCTCTTCTAGGATGTCCGAGAACTTTTTATTTCCAAACACTACTGAATCTAATTGTCCCATAGTTTTATTTATAAATATACTTAAATAAAATTTTTAGGATGGAAATCTACCTTGATCCAAGTAAAATAGGTATTTTTCTTTGAATATACCATATAATACATTGGCTATTTTGGTTATTTTTGGAGTTTTTACATCTATTTGCTCTCTAATGTAAATATAAAGTGCTTTTTTATTGAATACATCAATAGCATCTCTTTTTCTAAATAGTTCTAAAATTGCATCTGCTATTTGAGCATCATATTTTTTAGGGAACAATTCAAAGATATGTTCAGTACAATACGCGACATATTGATCCATAAACCAAGATAATTTATCCTGTGATTTATATCCTTTCATACCTAAATCATCCTCTTCTGTATATTCTTCTGTTTCAACTATACTACTAACTTCTTTATCCATTCTTTTAGATATAATGAAATCAGGATCTGAAGTATTTAGATTAGAATAATTTGATAAATTGGTAATTGGGATGTTATTTATTTTTCTCTTATAGTTCTTTTGGTTATAAGCTATCAACCAACGTTTTACTATAGTACCAAAATACGAATATGCTTTGGCTCCATTTTCAGGATTAAACAAATGTATTTTAGATAATAAAAATACCATTATCTCATGTTGTAAATCTTCTAAATTATCTACACCATCAGTATGGTAAAATTTAAAGGTATGAATAATGTTTTCTGTAAGTTTATAGAAAGGCCAATGGATAAATTCAGCATATAAATTACTACGTTCTTCTTCATCAGTTGAATTGTTATATTTTACAATTGCAGCTTCTGTTTCTTTAGTAAAATACCTCCTACTCTGAGGCTTGCTCTTGTGCTTTCTAATTATAGAATCCATAAAATTTTTAAGATTTTTTCAAGTTGAAATCATTCAAGATACCTTGAATTTCTTTGATTTGCTTGAAGAAAAAACCTACTTCATCATCACTTTCAAAAGATCCTTTGTGGTCGATCTTTTTAAGTATTTCATCTGATGTTTCTATAACCTTTGATATTTTGTCTAAATAGACGAGATAACCTACTACGATATCTTCTGCATTTTCGTTTTTACGTAATAGATTGAAAGTTGTATATCCTAAGACAACAACTAAAATTAACAAGACTGAAATTATTATTGCGGTAATCATAAATTATCCAATATATTTTTTAAACCTTCACTTTTGATTGATCCAAGTGCTTTGGATTTAACAGAAGTGTTTGATTTTTTATTAGTATTACCACCCAATATAAAATTCTTATTTGTGGTATCCAAATCTCCCTTTAACTTAGGCAACCATTCTCTTTCAAATTCAATTCTAGCTGCCATCATATCTGCCTGGTGTAGAATGAATGGTAAACTAGTTCTTGGTTTTTGTTCTGGCATGTATGATTTTAGGTATTTTTCATTTGCTGAATCATATAAACCATCGTGTGTTTGAATTGCTAACATTTCATTAAATGAATATTGAACATTGTGAGATTGAAGCAAAAACAAACCCCTATCAGGAACCGAAGCAAATGGTACTTTTTTATTGAACATATAATCTTCACCTAATTTATCTCTCCTCCATTTGTCAGTTTGAGGGATATATGATTCATTTTCTTCATCTCCCATCTTACCTAAATCATGGTTTATAGCAGAAAATACTAATTCTTCAACAGTAAATGTATCCATATCAGCACCTTCTTCTTTCCACAATTCAGCTTGCTTTAATGCACAACGAACAACACGATTTACATGTTCAACATATCCTCCAGGAAAGGCATTGTGGTATTCTTTTTTATGAGCAGCAGGCATAAGCGAGATACGCTCTTGGAACTTTTCATAAAATGCAATCAATTTTTCTTTACGTGGAGATGAAATATATTTTTCAATATTCCCCATAAAAACATTCCAATTTTCTTGGATTTGTTCTGCTGTCAATTTCATAACTCTAATTTTTTATTATCCTTTTCTAAGTGGGTCTAAACCTCTTTCTATTAATGATTTAAGATCTTCTAATATTTCTTCCATATTTTTTAACTCTTCTTTAAAATCCTCAACACTTGATTGACGACTTAACAAAAATTTAAGAACTTTAATCCTAGATTCCATTTGTTGGAACCTTTTATCTATTAATTGTGTATTACGCATATACTTTGTATTTATTAATGTTTACTAATGTTTATTATATATTGGAATATCGGAACCATTTATCCTCATGTCTCCATCACCATCACCTAATTCATCATCATTCCTAGGTTCTTAACCCTCCCCCCTATATGTTTAAGATAATAACGAGGGATTGGGTATCCAAATTTATTTTAAAAACTTCTGAGATTTGTCTAAAATGTGTTTTAAAAGTGCACACTTTTCATATTCTTCCAATTGTTCGAAGAACGATATTCCTAATTTGAGCGCTATATCTAGATACTCATCACAATATTTTTCAATAGCATCTATATGGTCTTTATTGTCCACATCTATGTCCTTAATATAACTCCAAGCTCGGTTATAAACAACAAACTCTCCTGCTTCTTTAACCTCACTAACATCTAATTCTTCATTTGCTTCTTTAAAGAATTTAACAATTTTTTTATTGAAGTTGATATGATTTAAAATTAATTTTTTGTACATACCAACCCAGTAAACTGGAGTGTTTTTGAAATTAACATAAACAGCATCTCCCCCCTCATCTAAACTTTCATTAGATGTAAAAAGACCAAAAATATTATCCATGTTTATGTCCATAACTTGGGTATAAATAATACGGAAATGTACAAATTAAACATTCAATATCCAATCTTTCAAAGAAGAAAAACATTTGCATTACTATTTGGCTACCTGAAATATTGTTCGTATCTTCAGGGTATTAAAGAAATAAAAAATAAAAGTTATGAGAGGAAGACCTAAACAAACCGAAGATATTAGAATTACAAAATATGAGCAAACCATATATGAGTTTGATAACCCAGAATATAGAGATGAAGGTTATAGATCAGTTTGGAATTTTGATGATAAAAAATCACCAAGTGGTGCTTATAAAGTAGTTCACCATTTCCCAAAAGGTGAAAAAGCTAAAAAGCCTAAAATCGAAAAAGGTAGAAATTACAATAAAAAAGCACCTGTTGTATTAGTATTTAAAACATCAAACCGTTCAAATGCTAAAACTAAAATGAAAATATTCAGAAATGAAAATATTGATTATGTTTTAACAGCACCAAAATTGGTAGGTGTTCCTGAAACTGCAATTGTAGTTGATTGTGGGGTTGGAAATAAATTTATAGAAAAGTATAAACTAAAATATAATTTATAATATTTATACCAAAATTAATAAAATGGATAATTTCGATTTAAGAAAATATTTAGCTGAAGGTAAGCTATTAAAAGAAGATAATCTAAAAGATTATTGGTCAGAATGGGCAGCAGGAGAAGTTGAAGTAGGAAATGATGATTTAATTGATGCTGGTGGTGTTGATGCTGATTTTGAAAAAGTATCCGATGAAGCTATGGATACCTTTAAGAGATATGTTAAAGCAGTAAAAACTTTAAATGCTGATTCAAAAGAATTAAGAGATGACATTGCTGGAGCAGTATCAGCTATACTTTATGATGGTGGTGATTTTGAAGATTATAGTTTTAATGTTCTAACTGCAGATCAATATACTAAAATACAAGATATAATATAAAAATAATATGAAAAATTTCGATTATAAAAAATACTTATCTGAAGGTAAGCTATTAAAAGAAGAAGAAGAAACAAAAAGCACAAGTACTATTTATGAAAAAGAAGTAAATGGTAGATATGGTCTTAAATATAGTGGTAAAATCACTAAAGGTACAGATGCTGATTTCCCATACCAAATAAGTGTTAGTGGTGGAAATGCAGAAGGAGACAATGGTTCATTTAGTGGTTTTGAAGCTACTGAAGAAGGTGCTAAAAAGATGGCTGAAACAAAGTTAAAAGAACTAGCAAAATATGGTACTTTTAGTAAAGAGGACCAAATGAGAATTAAAGCAGGTTTAAAGAAATAAAATAAAAAAAAATAAAAATTATGGAAACTAAAGAATTAATTGAAGGAATAAAAGAACAAATTTTACTAATCGAAGCAGAAATTGATAAAACAACTGCTGCTGCTAAAGGTAGATGTCGTTCAGCTGCAAACAAAATAAAAAATCTATCAGCTGATTTTAAACGTAATCACAAATAGTAATTTCCTTCCCTATATGTATAACATATATAATAAAATAAAATGAAAGAACTATACAGATTTAGACAATACCTTACAGAAGGTGTAATTAAAGAAAACATAATGGTTAGCCCTATTATTATGTTTGGGGGTAAAAAATACATTGAAGACGTAATTTCATCTCCTGACGATTTTGGGTTTGATAAAGATGATGCAGAATGGGTTAAAAATAATATTTTATCTTCCCCTAAAATGGTGTCTATCCAAGATTATATGGATTTAGACGACAAATGGGTAAAACAAGCACAAATCGATACATCTGGTGGAGGTGCTCTTGACCATATAGTAGATGGTCTTAAAATTCATGTTAAACAAGAGTTAATAACACCTGAACAAGAAAAAGAAGCTATGAAAGTAGTAGGTTTATCTGAAGGTAGGCTATTAAAAGAAAATGCACCTGGATATGACACTAGAAAATTTGGTGAATCTTTACCAACTATGGAAAGTGTAAAAGAAGCATACGAAGCTAAAAAAGAAAAAGAAGATGAAAAAGTAGAAGAAGTATCTTCACGTGAAGGTTCTCGTATTGAAGGTCTATTAAACCAACAATT